GGGACGGCCGCCGCAGTGGCCGCTATGCCTACGCATGACCACCGCCGTTGGGGCGCTTTATCCCACCGGCATCAACTTAGGAGCAGGTATGAAAGGTTTTAACGGCACCCCCCATAGCAGCAAGACAAAGCCCAAGTCCAACAAGACCCGCGTCAAGGCCCTGCCGGCCGGCGCCGACAACCTCAAGGCAGGCAAGACCAAGAAGTAGCCTGTCGTAGGGTACGCCAATGAACCAAAAAGACATCGAGTTCTGGACCGGCTGCATCGAGAATAGCCGCAAGTACATGCGTGCGCGGCACAAGGTGTGGCGTGACCTGCTCAAGACCTACGACCTGGACTTCGACGTGCCGGGGCTCGGCGACGATAAGATCGTCAAGATCTCCCGCATGTACCCCCTGGCGCGGCAGATCATCGCGTCGGTGAGCTTTAACTACCCTCACGTCTACTTCAAGGTCGAGGAGCCGCAGCGGCAGTTTATCTCCGATATCCTGGAGCGGGTCGCCAATGCCGCCCTGGAGCAGATGGATGCCAAGCGCGAGGTGCAGCAGGCGATCTTCGACGCCCTCTTCTGCTCGGTCGGCTGGATCAAGTTCGGCTACAACCCCCCCGGTGACGACGACATCGTCGCCCCCTATGTCGTCAATGACTCGATGGAGAACGACTTTCCCTATGTCACGCGCGTCTCGCCCTTTAATATCTTCCTCGACCCGCTGACGCCCCCGCACAAGCTCAGCCATGCCCGTTTTATCATCGAGAAGATGCTGGTGCCGCTGGAGTTCGTCAAAGAGGACAAGCGGTTTGTCAACCGCCGCCAGATACAGGCGATGTCGGAGGAGACGAGCGGCGACGGCTTCATCACCGACTTCGAGGATGCGGCGCACTCCGATGAGCAGGATGCCGTCACCCAGAGCAAAGAGCGCGGCGATATGGTCGTCCTCTATGAGATCCACGACCGGATGCACAAAAAGCGCATCACCTTCGCCGACGGGGTCAAGGAGCCTATAGAGGAGGTCGACCATCCGATGCTGGCGATGGAGCCGGTGACGGAGCCGGACCCCTTCACCGGTGAGCCGATGATGACGGGCGAATTCGAGAAGGGCGCCGGCTACCTCGTCGACGGGGGTTTCCCGTACCACGCGCTCAAGTTCGACCAGACCGAGCGGAGCTTCTATGGGCAGCCGCCGATGAATTACATCGCCGACACCCAGAAGCTGATCATCGAGAGCGTCTCACGGCGCGCCGATCTCCTTAAGCGGTTCCAGCGCATCGTGTTAGCGTCGCGTCGTGAGCGGGAAGCGAACCAGGATCTGGGCGACACCCTGGAGGAGGGGCGCGACGGCCAGATCATCTGGGTCGAAGACCCCAACACCTCCATGAAGGAGCTTAACTTCGGTGCGCCGCCCCCCGACCAGCTGGGGCTGGAGCATACGGCCCATAACCTGGAGGAGCAGTCGCTCAATGTCAGCCAGATAGCGATGGGCGGCGGCCCCAAGGTGACGGCGACGCAGGCCAGCCTCCAGGCCTCCTTTTCGCAGGTCAACCGCGAGTGGATGCAGCTGCGCGTAGCCGACACCTATAAGGCGATTGTCCGCAACACCCTGCGGATGATGGCCGATGCGCGGTATACGCCGGAGAACTTCCTCGTCAATGTCGCCCAGGATGCCCAGGACCCCGTCTTCGAGGCCGTCTCGAGAGACCTGCTGCGCGTCCGCTTCAAGGTCGACATCGTCGCCGGCAGTATGCAGCCGCTGACCGAGCAGCTCGAGCGCGAGGATGCCTTGCAGTTGTTCGGCTATATCTCCAACCTGCCCGAGGTGAACCGCCTGGAGGCGCTCAAGGGCCTGTTCAAGGCCTTCAGGGTGCAAGACCCCGACAAGTACCTCGCGCAGGATGAGAACGCCGACGCCATCAAGGCCGCCAACCTGGAAAACGTCGCCTACCTCATGGTCGGCGGCGACCCCGGCGTCACACCGGAGGAGGACCACCAGGTACACCTCCAGGTACATCAGCAGCTCCAGCAGCTGCCGCAGTTCCAGCAGATGCTGCCGATGCAACAGCAGCAGGTCATGCAGATCGCGCAGCAGCACATGGCCCAGCACCAGCAGTACTTGCAGCAGATGGCGCAGGGGGTGCAGCCCCAGGCCCCCGGCGGCGGCGGCTCAGAGCGCAGCGAGTCGGAGGGGGGCATCATCAGCCTGGTGCGGAGCCAGGCCCAGGCGATGAGCCAGGAGATCCAACGCGCACCGGGACAAGGATAGCTTAATGATCTTACACGACTACGAATGTCAGGACTGCGGCCGCTTCTATGAAGACGTCTGCTTCCTCAAAGGCGACGACATCACCAAGACGATTATCTGCGACGACTGCGGCGAGGATGCGCCGATGGTCTTTGTGAAAAGCAACAGCATCCACCACGACCACTCGGGTATGTACGGCCAGTATCATGCCGGCTTCGGGTGCGTCGTTGAGTCGTACTCGCACAAGCAAAAGTTACTCAAGCAATACAACGTCGTTGAGTCGTCCGACCCGGTCGGCGGCTCACGTTCTCACATCACCCGTGATGTGACCCATCCTGCACCACGCTCCAGCGACCCCGTCTATTGGGGCCACACGCCCGACGAGGCACTCGCTGCGGCCGAGCAGGCAACCATGGAGTAGTAAGCAATGTCCGAGATTCTGGATCTGGACTCTAGCAGTGACGATGCGGCACCCGAGTCGAGCGCCTCTGAAGACAGCCTGGAGCTGTTGACGGAGACCACCTCGTCGTCGGCCCCATCGGAAGATGCTGGACACTCTGACAGCGGCACATCGGATTTCGATCCGGGGCAGACCGATTGGCTACGTGCCGATCTACAGTCGGTGCCGGAGCAGTACCAACCGCTCATACCGCTGGCGAAGAACTTGCAGGCGCAGTTCACGCGGACGCAGCAGGATCTGGCCGACCAGCGCAACCAGTTGGCGCAGGAACGCCAGGAGTGGACGTCGCGCATACAACAGATGGCGGCCCCCCCGGCGCCGCTGGGTCCGATTGATCAGATGCGGCAGAACGCATCGGAGGATGAGGTGCGCGGCATCGATGCCGTGCAGCAGATCGTCCACGATCAAGTCGGCAGCCATATCAATGGGCTGACGCAGCAGGTGCAGGCGCTGCAGACGCAGCTGGTGCACGCCAACTCGTACGTCCAGAACCAGCAGACCGCGTATATCGGTCAGCAGGTGCAGGAGGCGCGGGATCAGTACGGACCCGATCTGGACCGCTACACCGACCAGATCGTGGCGACGACCAGGATTGCTAACCCCAATACCGGTCAGCCGTACAGCGTCAGAGAAGCCTACGAACTGCACGCGGGGGTGACGGCGCAAAACGCGGCGGATCTCCGCGATCAGGACTCGCAGGCGAAGCGCAGCAGCAAGCGCGCGGTGCGTCAGACGCAGGGTGTCGACGCCAGCGAAGAGAGCGGCTCGTTATCCGACAATGAAGTCCTGTCGGGTTTAACCAATCTAGGATTTGAATAAGAGGAATAAACTATTATGGCAGCTACCAGCACCACTGAAACCTGGGATGCCGCTTGGACGTTGACAATGAGGGCGAAGCGCAAGGAGTTGACCGATAACTTCTTCGATGCCTACCCCACGCTCGACATGTTCCGCAGCGGAAAAGCCCTGGTCACCGACAATGGTGGAAAGGAAATTCAGGCCGATTTACTCTACTCAGGAAATTCAGCCCAATACTTCAGCGGCTACGATGTCCTCAACACCGATGCGGTCGATGGCGTCACGGCGGCGTTTTATCCGTTCCGCTATGCGGCCGTGCCGATCACCATCAACTACACCGAGGAGATGGAGAATCGCAAGTCCGATGCCGCGATGAAACTCCTCGCCGTCAAGACCGAGCAGTCGATGCTCACGCTGAGAGATCAGATCAATGCATCGCTCTACTCCGCGCAGACCGGCAAAGCACCGCTGGGCTTCCAGGACATCATCGCCGATGCGCCGGCCACCACGCCGACGACCCTGGGCGGCATCACCATCAGCAGCAACAGCTGGTGGAAGAACAAAGCCGAGAATGCCACGGCCGACACGTCGTTTAAGACGATTGTCAATACCAACTTTTACGAGGGCATGATTCGGATGTCGACGCTTTGGAATGAGGTGTCGGAAGGCAATGAGCAGCCGACCAACATCTTCACGTCCAACGCCATCTACGCCGACTACGAGGAGATCTTTGAAGGGACGGGCTATCAGCGCCTGACCGCCAAAGATAAGCCTGGTGTCGACGGCCGGCTGCCGTCTTTCAGAGGCGTCCCGGTACAGTACGACCGCGATTGCGCGTCTGACCGCATCTACTTCTTAAATACCAAGTACCTCAAGATGCATATGCAGTCGGGCATGAACTTCGCGAAGTCTCCATTTAAAGAGCCGGCCAACCAGATGGCGAAAGTCGGATTCATTCTGATCGGCCTGCAAATCACCACCAACAACCGTCGTCGTCTAGGCGTTGTATACAACGTCAACGACTAAACATCCGAGGCGCAAGCCAATGCGCCTTTAAGCCTAGCAACGGCTCTTT